TTGTGCATCTAAAGCAGAATCTCTATTAGCTTTAAGCTCTTCTTTATTCACGCTGCTTGGATCGTCTAACCATTTCTTTACAAGCTCGATATGTTTATTCATAGTCGCATCTGGCAGTGCCAGCAACAGTTCCTCCCAAGAGTATTCCCTACCACCTATTACAAAAAATGGACACCCTACCGAGCTAACCCATATTTGGGTTATGGCCCATCCACATACTGTATCACCAAGTTCTATGTATTCGTTAGAATATTTTGTACCTTGGAATCTAGTAATTTTTTTACTCATCTCAAACCCCTTTCACCAGTTAGTTCTTCGTATTTCTTAACGTACTCAGCGGCTGTCTCTCTACCAGCCAAAGTAGCGGCATCAGCAACATAACCCAAATAAGCAACCTCAGTAGCGTTAGCTTTCAGCTCCTCTGCTGTCACACTTTCTGGGTCGTCTAGCCATTTCTTTACCAGTTCAATATGCTTGTTCACTCTTCTCTCTCCTCATTTATAATTCTAATCAAAAGTTCTAAAGCATCAGCGATACGGCTGACCTCATTGATTAACTCTGCACTATCTTCAAGCTCCATTACGTTCCCCTAATTGTTTAATAATTTTATCTCTGTCTGATGCAGTATACTTTGACCAGTTCTTTATATGATCTAAAGTTCTACCGCATCCAGTACAGATACCGTTTACTAATTTACACTGAGATATACAGGGTGACTTTACCTTTTCCAACCTACTGTTTTCCCCGCTGCCTTAGCTTTCCAATAGTTTATATCGTCTGCTATTTCTTCTTTAGTTGCAGAGCCTTCAAAGATTACAATGTCTTCGGGCTTAACTTTAGAAGACCAGTAGTGCTCACGTTTATCTTCAAAGGTTGTACCGTTACCGTCATCGTCTTCATAGTATTGTCGAGTATACATTATATATAAGCCCATATTTCTGTTGGCATTGACATCATGTTAGATGCTATTACACTAACACAACACGCTAATACTAAAGCTATCTTATCCTTACTGCTCATCGCTTACCTCCTCGATAGAAATAACATTAAGTCTGTCTACATCAGTGCTATTCTCATCTTCATCTACTTCGCCAGAGAATAAAATGTTTCTTGCTTCTTTTTTATCTGTTGCTTCAACAGTAAAGGTCTGATATATAATAGCTTGAGTAGTTATAGTATATTTTTTCATGCTTGTTTCTCCCAGTACAGCGGCACTGCGTCTTGCTCAAACATCTCAGTAAACTGTATCTCCATAAACCATTCATCGCTAGTAGTCTTTAAGTTGTGCATACCTGTTATTCTAAAGTAAGGGTTGCGAGTAAACTGTTCAAAGAAATCACCACGATACGTTTGTATCTTAGCGGATAGAGAAGCTATAGGATAATCCCAATCAAAGATAGTTACCTCGGCAGAATCTAAGCCTGCAAATAATTCTTCAGCTACTGGTAAAGTTTCTGAACTCTTCATGTGTCTATCTCCAATTCTGTTTCGGGTTCATAACATCTGCCATAAGCTATATCGAAAAACGGTAAGCTTATTGTAGTGCCGACAAACATAGCAGCTTCAATAGTCAAACCATCTTTACTAATCCACATAGCTTTACCATCATGGAACTCTAAGTCTATACCGCATCCATTCCTAAAATGAAAAGACAGTAGTCTATTAAATAATTTAAACGTCATGCTGCTTTACTCCAGTTAGTTACTGCTGTTCGTACAACCTCAGATCGTTTAGCTAATACAGCAGGACGATTAGCAGGGTCAGACCGTTTAGATGATGGTGCATGGCTTGACCAATCAGTTAATGAATTGTATGCAGCCCAGAAACTATGACCAAACTTCTTAGTGTAGTGAGCCATATGTCTCGACCAGATATAATCAAAGTTCTTATTACGTCTAACATTATTTAACACATCGTTAGGTTGCCAACATGTATTGTCATTCATATATTCTAAAGCACCTTTCCAACCTACAGTCTCAGCAAATAACTTAAACGCTTGATGAGAATTTAGGTGTTGGTTATACCATTCAGCCCACTGCTCTCGTTGGTTCTCGAATATATCTAAACACTTGATGATTACATTAGAGCCATGATCTATATCCAAACCCTTCATGTGCTTTGATCTATACAGTGCTACGTTGCCGCTTGTAAAGACTTGCATATTCAAACAGGCTGACTGTATAGCTCCAACACTAATCATAAAAGGCCAAGTGCTATCAAGTGATGTAGTACCTAATAGCTGTAGCGTTGCTGTATCACCGTCTGGCGTTAAGTAAGTATGCTCTGGTAGATTATACTTAACATATGTTCTACCACCGCCATGACTCATACTGATGCTCTCAGTGATACCGTTTAGATTAAGATCAGAACGCTCAAGTATTTTCCTTGTAGCTTCTATCATATTCTTTGGAGCTACTGGTACATATCTATCACCATGAACACCAAGCTCTTGATTATTATCTGTACGATAAACAACAGACTTAGAGCTTTCATAAGCATTCAGATACATCAAGGGTGCTGTAGCTATATCAAAGTCTGCATCGCCATAGCCGTTAGCTCTGATTGAATCCATAGCTGTAGTGTTATCAAACATATTAGTTACATTATTCATTGCATAATCTCCTAGTAGCCCTACCGAAATGGCAGGGCTGTTAATAGTATACTTATCGTACAACTGTTTCAATACCTTGATCATCTTTGATGGCGTTGAAGTATACACCTCGACCTTGCTTATGCTCTAAGCTAAAAGCCCACAATCCACAGTGCATACTGTTGAAGCACTCACCTTTAAAGTATGAAGGGCTACGTTGTAAATGCTTACGCTTTCTTAGAATATAAGAGCGACCAAAGAACTTACCAGTAGATCGACCATACTTATCAGACTTACCAAATACTAAGTATACTAAAGCTGATGCACTAACATTGAATACAGATAGAAGTAAATTTTTCATTGTGTTTCTCCAAAGGTTTAATAGAAGTTTATTTTACATGATTGCTGAACCGTTGTCAACCCCCTCCCGCTGACTTTGTAACTAATAAGTTATTTTAAAACATTCATAAATGAATGTGTTTTAAAATACTTATAAGTTATTTAATAATAAATTAATAATAATTAATAGTAACCAGAACCCTGCGATATATACATACTCATTCATAGACTACAGTCTCGACCTCATCGTGAGTCACCATAACTATTCGAGCACCGCATGATAGTATAGGCTTATCGGTAGTTGATTGTACTACTTCGACCTCGCCTTTAACTATAGCCTTGTGGCAGTATACATTAGACTTGCTAGTCTTTACTGTGATGGCAGGCTTATTCTCGTTATGTTTCAGGTTAGACTTTATAACGTGTTGATTTACATGGATATATGTTTTCATTCTATGACCTCTATCTCAACTAACCAATCATCGATGCCTGCTTCAAGACCACCTTCCTCGAGTATAAACTCTATAGCTTTTTCTTTTGATAGATAGTACCGGTCTATTTCTGAAGTATCGCCGTATTGGAAACCGTAAACGTCATAAACCCCATATATTTTCATAATCTATTACTCCCACTCAATAAATATATCGTGATTGTTTTCATCCATTGCAAATACAGCACCGTCAGCATGGTAGCCTTGTAACGCTTCGACAATGCAGCCAAAGTGATCTTCAGCCTCTTGCTTAGTCATAATGCAAGGCTCACCACCAAAGTAAGGCTCATACCGTATATTCTTTACAGCGTCTAGCTTATCGTAATTACTCATGCCACTTCCTCCCCTTCAGGTAAAATTTTAAGTAGTTCTTTCCAGTTATGGTGAACACCATCTATAACAAAGACGGGTGCTCCAGTGCTAGTACACCATATCTCATCAATAGTCTTACCGTTTACAGAATCACCGACAACAATCCAGTTGTTAGCATCACTGTCAATGTTTTTATCTAGTGCAATTGGCTTGCTCATAATCTATACTCCTAGTAAGTAATTAATATGTACTTCTGAAACGTGATTACCATCACGCCACTTCGGAGATTTTGTAGCTAAGTTATTACACCACTCATCCCATAATTTTTCAGTGCCATGACGATGACACAAAGATATATAACCTTCTATCTTATTGCGATTGGCTGTTAAACCCTTGATAGTCTTAGGGTTTTTAGCCAGTGTAAAAGTGCTAGGATCTAATTCATACATCTTAATGTTATGAACATCCATACATCCAACCAATCCCATAGTCAATTGGCACATGAATCCAGCCTTCGGTAAGCCAAGACCATCGACTCGTAAAAAGATTTTCATTAAGCTATAGGCTTTGGCATCATCATCCTTATTACTATTCGCTATAGCTTTAGCCTGAGCATATAACTTATGCTTATTAGAATTCAGATACTTATAAGTCTTAGACTTAACACCCCACAAGTATTTGGAATTAATACCATTTTCTTTTACATCAGCAAGTTGATCGCCACAACTTAACCAGTTTTGCTGAATGCTAACACTAACCAACATAGCTACATCCATTAGATTATTTGCGGATGCCATAGCATATTGTTGACACTGGATTGCATGAGTTTTGTACATCGTCATTGCCTCGGTCGGTTTCAGTGGTGCTTATAAGTAACTTTTAAATACCTTCATAAAATGAATAGGTATTTAAAAGATACTTATAAGCAATTTAATATATTAATTTAATTTACTTTCGTACTTATAAGTATCAGTTATAACTATAACATGATCCATAATATCTAATGGCTCATCAGCTTCAAAGATATAAGATACTATATTATTCAAGTGGTTGTCAAACTTTAATGATTCTTTATCCTCATTCTCTTCGAGAAGAGCATAGCTAAATACACGTTGATCAACCGATTCGCCAGTAATTATATACATAGTCTATATCCCGTATGTTTATTTTAAGTTAAGCCCCACCAAAATGGCAGGGCGTTATAGATTGAATCTATATTATTTCTTCTGTACCGCTTCAAGAATCATTGCAAGACCTGATTCAATATCGCCAACCTTAGACTCTAAAGAGTCGAAGCGTCCCTCGATAGAATCTATTCGTGCATTCATCGCTTTAGCGACAGAATTCTCAGCGACTTTCTTCACTGCTTTAGCAGGTTTCGCTGTTCTTTCTACGAAAGCAACAACCTCCGGTTCAGGCTTCGTAGACTTCTTTGAAGTCTTTTTAGCTTTAGGCTTCGGTGAAGTCTTCGACTTGATTCGAGACTGTATAGCTTTAGGGACTGTTTCACAGTCAAAGTATTCTTGAATATCACCATGAGTTAGCTTGGCTTCGCCATGAAGTGAGTTGAGAATTGCGTTATAGACTTTAGTCAATCCATAGCGTTCTGATTTATCAGAAGTACATAGCGAAGAGAATCTGTTTGCTACAGCCCAAATCTGCTTCGAAGAAGCGATACGATTTACATCTACATTTGCGAAAGAATTATTCATGCGAAAATTACCTGTGTTTGAAAATCAGCGGTAGTGCCGATTTGACGATTACAAAGCTACAGACTTCCGAAACAATTGTCAACAACTTTTCATGCGTGATTATTCCTGATCGCATAATGCGTACGATAACAGGCATGAAAAAAGCGGTGAAGGGGAAAATGGAGGGAGATTTGCTTTAGGGGCGCATTGAAAAGATAAGTAATCTCTCAATGCACACGATGAAAAGATAAGTAATCTTTCAAATGCGTATAGATTATCAGAGCCTTTCCCCTATCGGGGAACCTCAAAGTCTCAGAA